AAAAGAAAGACTGGTTGTTGGATCACAAGGACAGGTCGTTTTGAACCCTCTATATTCAGCAATGTTGAAATTAGATGCAGAGATCAGACAATTAGAAGATCGCATTGGTATGAATCCAAAAGCTAGAGTCTCATTAGGGATATCTATTGGACAAGCTAAGAAAAGTCTCTCTGATCTTAATGCTGAACTCGAAGAGGAATGAGTTATATAAAAAGAGAGCTTGAAAATCAACCAGATGAAAAGTTTGTGATTTTAAAAGATGGATCGAGAGTCCATATCTCTTGGGTGGAAGAGGAAGAATAATGGAATGTGAAGTTTTGTGTTGTGGGTGCAGTTTGCATTGTGATCATAAATGAAAACCCAAGGCAACAGAGTCATTAAGTTTATAGAAAAGTATTGTGTCCACTCCTCTGGTGATTATTTAGGAAAACCATTCGTTTTAAGAGAATGGCAGAAAGAAATCATCAGAGAACTCTTTGAATTAAGAGAAGATGGATCATATAAGCATCACACTGCTTATCTTTCACTCCCCAAGGCAAATGGCAAGACTGAACTTGCAGGAGCATTAGCTGTTTATGGTCTCCTCGGATCTGGAAATCCAGCTCCTATCATTCCAGTAGTTGCTTCAAGTTATGATCAAGCTGATCTTGTCTTTGGATCTGCGAAAGCAATGATCCAGAATGGTGAACTTAGACACTTTGTTGATCTACAAGAGCGAAAGATCATACTAAAAGACAATCCGAATGGTTATATCTTAAGAGTTCCCACTGTTGGAGGTGGAAACGATGGTTTAAGACCAGCTCCCTTTGGAATCTTTGATGAGATCCACGAGATGATCGGCAATAAAGAAAAAGCTCACTTAGTGATCCAGAATGGTTTAAGAAAAAGAAAAAACACCATAGGGATCAACATAACAACAGCAGGAGTCGAAAACTCACTTGCTTATCGAATGTATAAATATGCTAAAAGCATAGAAGAGGGACAAATCGAGGATGATGGTTTTTATTATAAGATTTATGAAGCAGATCAAGAATTGGATATCTCCAATCCTAAGCAACGAAAACAAGCTTTGGAGCAGAGCAATCCAGCTCTTGGCGACTGGGTTGATGCTGAACAGCTTGAAAGGGCTTTTCAACAAATACCAGAAAATGAGTTCAGAAGATATTTTCTAAACCAATGGACATCAACAGCTGAGAGATGGCTTCCAGCTGGTGTATGGGAGGAATGTTATGAAGAAAAAAAACTGGAACTCAAGTCAAAAATTATTCTGGGTTTTGATGGATCATACTCAAGAGACTCCACAGCTTTGGTCGGACTATCCTTTGAAGAAGAAAGACCACATTTGGAAGTTCTCGGACACTGGGAACGACCAGTCACAGAGAACAAGCTTTGGAAGATTCCTAGAGATGAAGTCATTGCAAGAATCCACAAGATTTTCAAAGATTATGAAGTCATTGAATTTGTTGTTGATCCGATGGGGTTTCACTCCGAACTTGCCGAGCTAGAAGATCAATATGGCGAAGATATGATCCTTTATTTTGAGGGAAACTATCGAAAGAGAATGGCAGAAGCTACATCTCGATTTTATACAGCTGTATTAGAGAAAGATCTTTCACACGATGGTGATTTTGATCTCTTTCAACACTTGATCAACTGTGTCCCTAAGGAAACTCCTCAAGGAACGCTGGTCACAAAGATAAACAAGTCATCTGCAAGAAAGATTGACTTGGCTATTGCTTCAATTATGGTTTTTGATCGTTGGTCTGATCTACGAAGAGAAGATCCAGAACCAGAAGCAAAAGCTCCAGAATTTATAACTTTTTAAGAGGATTAGAGATGTTAAATAATTTAATCGTTTTCAGCGTGGGATTCATTAGTGTGTCTGTCTCTGCATTTCTAGTATCAACACAAGTTGGACTTCTTGTTGTTGGACTGGGCTTCATTGCAATCGCTCTGCTGTTTGATTTTGAGAGAATATGAGATTATTAGAATTTTTTAAACCAAATATCGAAACCAGAGACATTGATGCTTCATTGTTTAATCTGGGATTAGAAGACAAAACAAAGACAAGCTCTGGAAAAGCAGTTGATCCATCATCTGCCATACAGAGTTCGACAGTTTATTCGTGTGTATCGCTGATCAGTGACTCTATTGCCACAATGCCAGTGAAAACATATAGAAAGACACAAGAATATCGTGAACCTACTACCCCACCAATATTTTTGGATAATGTTAATGGAATGCCAAATGCTGAGACTGATCTCTTCACTTGGTTGCATAGAACTATCAATTCACTGTGCCTTTATGGAAACTCTTATTGGTTAATCACCTCAAGAGATCGCAATGGATTCCCTAGTTCTCTTTATAACTTGCATCCAGATGATGTGCAGATCGACAGAAAAGGTGGAAAAGCGATCTACACCTACAATGGGAAAGAAAAGTTCACAAGATACACAGTTTTAAATCCATCTGGCGAGATCGTTCACATAAAGAACTTCGAACAAGGATCTGACTATGGATTGTCCCCAATTGAAGCTGGATCAGAAGCAATTGGATCAGCATTAGCTCAAGATGAGTTTGCTGGGACATTTTTTAAGAATGGAGCTGTTCTCTCTGGCGTTATAGAGATGAACTCAACTCCTACTGAAGAGCAATTAAGGATCTTTAAACAATCTTTTAATAGAAAACATCAAGGATCAAACAAAGCTCACAATATTGGAATTTTGACAGAGGGAAGCACTTGGAAACCACTTGCTCTCGATCACGAACAGATGCAGTTCCTACAATCTAGGAAATACACTAAATCTGAGATCTGTGGACTTTTTAGAGTCCCAGCATATATGATCGGCGATCTGTCAGAGACAACAAAGCTCGGATCAAGTATCGAGGAGCAGAACAGAGTCTTTTATGAACTGACTCTTCTCCCCTATATCAACCGAGTTGAGACTGCACTGACAATGTTGCTCCCAAGAAATCAATTCGCAAGAATAGATGTCTCTGGGTTGCTTCGTGCAAACATAAAAGCTCGATATGAAGCATATAATCTCGGCAGAAATGCTGGGTTCTTATCTGTTAATGAAATTCGAGCAAAAGAAGATCTTTCACCAGTTGATTCTGAAATTGGAGATTCGTATCTGCAAAACTTGAATCAAGTTGCAGTGGAAGACACAGAAGATCAGTCCGAATAATTCGACAAATCGGAATGGGACTAAATGTCATTAAGACATCAATGGAGAATCGCTGATCCAAGTTATGTAAACAGCGAAACGCAAACAAAAGCAATGCTTGGAATCTTTGGAAAAGATCACGAAAGATTTCGAGCCAATATAGATATGAGAAACTTCGGAGAAGAGATCTTTGAGTTTGATATGTTAAGCAATCAAATAAAACGATTTGAACGAGGTTGGCAGTGGGAAGATTTTAAGGGATCAGTTGGTTCATTTCAACGATTTGGATTAGATCCATTTGAAAATCACATTCCAAATGCTGTTGCTTTCACTCACGATGCTAATTTCTATAATCCAGATTATTCAGTTCTTTATTGGAAACGAACAAAAAATGGATTAGAACTAATTAACAAACTTGTTGAGGTTAAAGGCACACGCAACATAAAGAATCAAGATTATGAGATTTATGTTAATTATCAAAAAAATGTTATAAATCCACACAACGACAAAGTGAGAAAATATGCAAAAAATCATTTTGTTGCAAAGTGTCTAATTGAATTTGAATTGTTCTTGTATCCAGATGCTTATGCAACAGGATTCAAAGCAAATAAGGACAATACAACTTGGAATCCAACAATTCATCATTTAGAAAAACTGGAAATATATGCAGTTGATGAATTAGAAGCTATTTGGAATAAAACTCCGAGAACAGATCATCAGAATGTAAGATTGCAAAAACATACAAAATCAATATTTGATCCTAAAAAAGTTAACGCTATTGATGGAATCACAAATTGGTCAGATGATCATTATAAAAAGGCAATTCACAGGTCTGCCTTAGACAATTATTAAAGGAATTTAATGCCATATCCAGATCAAGATCAATTTGGAACTAAATCAGAAGCACTAGACAAAGCAAAACTCATCGGTTGTTATATCGATGAGACATCTTTTCACGAAATGGAACTTGATGACATGACTTTGTTTATGCCTTGCAAGACACATCAAGAATATGATGAAAAAATGTTGAATAGAGCTGAGGAACGATCTGAGCATATCAATGTGCCAGATTATGTTCAAGCTAATGCTCAAAGAGGTTTAGACAACTTAGATCTTGCAGGAGATGGACTTGTTGATGCAACTAAAAGCAGTGCAAGACTTATGGCAAGAGGATCAATCACAGAGGATAAATTAAGAAAGCTCAGTGCTTGGATAAAAAGGCACAGAGGTGATCTTCAATCTGAACAAGTAAAAGATGGAGAGATCAGTGCTGGTGTGGTTGCACACTGGCTTTGGGGATCTGGATCAGCAGAGATTTCTGTTGGTGCAATGCTCAAAGGAGCTGATCGAACTATTGCTTGGGCAGACAGAGAGATCGAAAAATTAGACAATAATGGAGAAAGAACATTGGAAAAGATAAACGAAAAGATCTTCAG